TTGTAGTAGTCATACTGCGTGCCCTCGCCGCTCTTGGAATAGGTGACGCTGCCGAAAATCTCGATCTCGCTCAGCAGAAACAGCTTGTCCGGCGTGGTGTTGATGGTGCTGCTCTGGCTGCCCGCCGATGTCAGCTTGTTCACCTCCCGGATGCCGTTCTGCACCTCCGTCGGCATCAGGGCAAGGATGGCAGGCAGGTGCGTCTGCCGCATGGCGCAGCTCGTCCAGCCGCCTACGTTGGTGTTGGAGCTGTTCATCCGGTTTACGGCCGCGTAGCAGTCATGCATCTGGAAGGTCAGTGGAGCCTTGCCGCTGCCGTCGGCATAGTCATCGTGCCCCTTTCCGATAATGTCGATAACGTAATCTGCCCCGTTAATCGTCATGGCTTTCTGGTTCCCTACTACCCACGTCTCCGGCACTTGGTTCTTGTGGCAGGCATCAATGATCTGCGCCCACGTATTATCCGCAAAATTCGCCTTGTACGTTACCGGGGCCGTATGCACCTCGCCCTTCCGAAGGAATAAAACGTGTCCCATTACGCCACCCCCTTTAAAAGCATGGTGGTCTTGTCAAATAGTGCATTGCTGTAGAGAATGAGGGCAGGGCGGACGCCATACTGGTAAGTTGATCTGATAGTATTGCAGCCACCATTATTGTCAACGTACCACACGTTAGTTGTGCTTGCTCTGTATGTGTATGGAGAGCGAAGCCACCAAAAAGATGCCGAACCGTTTAGGTATGCAATGCGTTTTGGGTCTGCACCAGCAATCTGATCAAAGTAGTCCAATTTTGCGCCATCTCTTGGCAAATAATCTGCTCCCCCAATCCCAATCTCATAACCGGATAGTAGAAAGGCTTTTGCAGACAGTCCAGATGCACCGGAAGCAATTCCCGCGCCGACAGTCCCATTCACATAGGGGATTTTAACCTGCTTAATAACAGTCTGTTCCATTCCTCCAAACAGGTTTAAAAATGTATCGTTGATGTAATTGTGGGCTGCAGATTCTTTGTAGCTATTGTTTTCGGAACTGTTATATGCAAGTAACTCACGTATATCTTTCCTTAGCAGCCACGTTCCGTCACAGCTTGCGTCATACAGACTGGAATTGCTGGGGATGCCCTGATTCACCACCAGATATTCAACCGCTGAGCCACCCTCCATCAGTTTGACCGTAGACCCCACCGGCAAAGCACTTGCCAATATCCCGGTTGACGGGGCTTTTGCTCTGCACCCGCCAACCACCGTTACATGGCCCATCAGCTCACCTCCGCAACAATGGGGATCGCAACCGTGTTGGCATCCCCGAAGATGGTAAACTTGATGCCGCCGTTATAGGTCTCGGCGTAGCCGTTGGTAATGCAGTTGAGGTACTGGTTTTCTGCCGCTACAAAAGCAGCGTAATCCTCGACTGTGCCGGTGCCCGTGTAAACGTGGTCTACGATGGCCGTGTTCTGGGCCGTCACCCCGGCGATGGCAACCGTCTGGGTCTTGACGCCGGTATTGCTGTCCTCCGCCCATGTAGTTCCGATGGTGGCGGTGTAGGTCTTGACGGAGCTGATCTCCGGCAACTGGCTTGCAGGCACCTTGCCGTCCGCGCCCAGCGACGCCGCCCCGATGTTGTCACGGGCCTGCTTTTTCTGTTCGGAGGTCAGATTCTGAGCAACATCGTATCGGACAGGTGCCACCGCGCCGCTGATCTGCTCCCCCGCCGCATTGTGGGCGGTGGCCCCGGAGAGCAGATTCTCCGGGGTCACGGTGTCCTGCGTCAGATCCAGCTTCGTCTCACCGTTTACCTCGACCTTGTTGACCGCCATTCTTACGCACCTACTTTCAGGGTCTGGCCTCCCTGCTCGTTGTCGGTGTAGCTGACAGGGATCGCCGCCACAGTGACGGAGGACAGGCAGTTGTAGCCCTCATCCGGTAAAATCTCCTGCTGGGCGAAGGTGGGCGTGGCGTTCTTGGCCTGCGCCTTCATGCCCTCATTGCCGCTCATGGTACCGGCCACGCCCAAGACCGTGATGCCCTCCCGGATATTGGCGGGGATCAGCTTCGCCGCCTCCGCCTCCGCAATCTGCGCCTTGCCGGAGCCATCGTGGAAGCCCATGGGGATGGAGACAGGAGCCGCCTTATCCGTGATGTCAAGGGTCTTGCCGCCCTGATTCGGCATGGTGCCGACCAGTTTCGCACCTTTCGCGTGGGCCGTTTTCCCCAAAAGGATTTCCGCTGCAACGGCGGTATCCTCGGAGGTGTCGGAGTCGAAGGTGCTGGTGCCCACAATGGGAGCACCGCTCTTGTCATGGGCTTTGATGCCCTTCGCCAGCTTGTCGGCAGTGATATCGTCAGCGGTGAGGTCCAGTTTGACGTCATTGCCGATGATGACCTTGTTGATGTACTTATTCGCCATAATATTCGTCTCCCATAATCAATGTATTTCCCCCGGCCTCGTTGGACACCTCAAATTGGGGGATTTTTAAGACCGTCACATCGTCCGCCATGGACTTGTCCTTTGTTTCCAGAACCACCGGACCGTAGATCTTAGGCGTCACCTTGTAGGCTCCGGTGTAGGGGTCTCCCTTTCCCGCGACGATGGACACGGCAAAGGAAATCTCAAGGGCCTCGCGCGGCTGCAGCTCAAAGGTAAGCATCACAGCACCGCCTTACTGATCGCCCCGGCCACTTCCACCATCTGGATCATGGAGCCGACCACGTCCCCGCCGGTGAACTTCACCCGGACCTGCATGGGGCACACCGGGGGAAGTTTGAAGGTCTCCGTCTGGGTGACCGGGAAGTGAAATTTCCCGTCCGAATAGGTGACCTCCTCCGGATAGGACCGTGTGAGGTTCAGCAGAGTGACCTCCACCTTCTCCACGGTGTCGATCGGGATCGCCTCGCCCAGGTTCTTGATCGTGATATCGATGCTGTACGCATCACCCTGTACCATCAGGACGTCACCTCCGTGGCGCTGACGGTGCCGGTATCGTCCACCGTCAGCTTGAATTTCTTCGTGCTTCCCGCCGTGGAGGATGGAATGATGATCTCCCCATCGTCCACGCGCTTCAGCAGCTCGTCCATTTTTTCACCTGTGAAAATCATGGTGTAATAATCGTTCGGCATAGCGCACCTCCTTATACGATCATTCTGCGGTCGAGGGCGTCCAACAGGTCGCGGCCATCGCTTGTTTTCAATGCGCCGGACTGCACCGGCTTCGGCTTGCGGTAGTACAGGATAATACAGCCATCGCCGCCGGGGCCTCCCTGTGCGCCGTTGCTGCCGGTGGTGCGGACGCTGCCCGTGTAGTTGTTGAGTGTGCCGCTTTTGCTGCCGCCGTAATAGGTGCGGCTCAGGCCCGTAGCGCCATCGCCGCCGCCACCGTAGCCGCCTCTGCCGCCTTTGCCGTATGCAGCGGGCTTTCTTGGAACCTGCGTCGCGTTGGCTCCGGGCACGGAGGCGCTGCCGCTGGCCGTTACGGTGATAGACGTTTTGGGCATTCCACTACGGGGGACACTTACAAGGCGGAATGTGCCAGCGGCATTTCCGGTTGTTCCGTTTGCACCGGCGGCAGCGCCGCTGCCGCAGTTGTACGTTACATCGCCGCCGCAATAGCCTTCCTCCAAATCGCCAGTGAAACTCTGCTCATCGCCAGCGCTGGGGAGCACAATGCCGTTATCGTTAACCTTTGTAGCACCACCCTCCCACACATGGCCGTCCTCATCCACAACGGATGTGGATTTCAGCGGGATATACCGGTCATTGTCCCCGTGATTCGGATTCATGCCCGCGCCGTCACCACCGGCAATGCCCTGCTCGCCTTTCGCAGCAAACACCTCGCCGGTCACCGGGTCCGTGTAGCCAATCTCGGATACTGATCCAGAATCGCTGTCGAGACTGCCGAAGGTGGTCTTTGTCCCTTTCGCCCCCGGCGTGTTGGGCGTGTTGGCCCAGTTGTTCGCGTCAAACGCCGCGCCTAAGCCGCCAACGCCGCAGGCAAAGGAAAACTTCTGCGCGGGATTCACGTCAAGCGTCGCTTGCAAAATTTTGCCGCCGGAGCCGGGATCGCCGCCTTTGCCGCCCTTGCCGCCCAGCGCCCACTTGTCCGTGTTGCGCTGGAGCAGCGATCCAAGGATCGTCTCCGTGTAGCTTTCCGTTTTCGCCTGCGCCGGATTGCCACCGTGTCCGCAGTGGCCGCCCTGCGCACCGCCGATCAATACTGCCGTGATTGCGGTCACATTCTCCGGCACTTCCCATTCGCCGGAGCCGGTCAGCACAACTCGCTCGTCAAAATACTCCGCCGCTTCCGGCTGCGCCGGGGTAAAGCCCACCAGTGCTTCCATGCTACTTTTAAGCGTCGCACTCATGGTGGTGTCCAAAGACTGGATACACGCGGAAACCATTTTCTTGTCATACGGATGATATACGCTTACAACATGGCCCGGTTTCTCGTGCCCGCTTACAATGTCATTGGTGATAGTCTCGCGGCATCGGTAATAGTCCGCAAGGCGCTTCGCCACGGCGTAGGAATTTACCAGAGATACCAGCGTGGCATCCGTAACGGACTTTACATTTTCCGCCGCGCCAGCCGTCACAGGCTGCGTGATTAGGCGGGTGTTGTGGATATACGACTTGCCGGTCAGTGCGCCAGTGCCAGCGGAAATCTTGGCGTAGTTCGCGCCGCTTTCCAGAATAGTGAAGCCAGTCGCAGAGAGAGAGTGCATCGGCTCAGAAAATGTAATGATATCGCCATTCTGCGCCGTGCCGGAGAATAGCTCCTTTACTTCCGTTCCCGCAACGTATTGATGCTCCGTTACCGTCACGGCAGAGATGGGTGAATCGTATTTCACGGTCCCCCCGGTGTAAGATCGGTCGACATCAATCAACGATGCCGTACCGTCCCACAAGGGTTCAATTCTCAAAACACCGTTCAGGTCTGTGCGGAGATAGGCCCCAATGGCGAAAAGCACTTGTGAGAGGTTGTCTCGTGCAGAGCGTTCTTTGCCATCCGCATAAGGAAGCCAGCCGTAAAGTTTAACTCCTGCATACACGCTTTTTATCAGCGAAGAAATGTTGCCGCAGATTTCTTTTACAACCTCTTCCACAGTCTCTCCCGTATAAATGCCGCCAGTATGCACCATGCCGGTAAGCGCGCCCATAGGGGACCGCCCTGTAAGTTGATAAGTAACAGGCCCGATACGGGAAACGCCGCTGCTTACAAATCTTGCTTTGATTTCGCCGCTTCTGTAAACAATGATAGGGGTGTTATTGGGGAGTGCAGAAAGCTGTGTGCCTATTGTTTTAGTGCAAACCTCTACGCTGACCGTATCGAACGAAAGACTGCTTTCATCCAATGCCACTTCTTGAAACGATGAGCAGTAGTCCAGCCGCATATCGTCCTTAGACGCATCCCGGTCAAATTGATAAGGGCCGATCATTACATAATCCATAAGCCCTCCTTACCGCGTGATTTGCGGTGCGATGGGGATGAAATGGATTTCAATTTCACCCCAATAATTGATTGCATTTTCAACCTTTTCAATATCGTGCGATGCGCTGGTGTAGTACGCGCGATAGGAAATAGTTGTGTTGCCGTCCGCAGCTTCAAGCAAAACGGAATCGTCGATGGAATGGGCTTTGAGATAGTTCCAGAACGCATCATAGCTTTTGTAATCGTTCCCTCTGCGGAAAACAGTTACCTTATGCCCGATGTACGTCCCCAGAACATCGCGGATCATCCGGCCTGTGTCTTTTGATCTCCCAGCGTTCTCCCCATCGAGAACGCTGAAATTTTCGTTGTACTTGGAGATCGCGACATTCACATCAAATGAAGTCCCGTTAATTTTGATGTAATTCATACCCACCGCCTTTAGGTCACTTTAATACCGACGCGCTGCGTCTGGTCTTTGTTCAGCTTGAAGATAATGCGGCCCAATTCCTGTTCGCCGATTTTAAGGATTGCCGTCTGATTACCACCGCCATACTGCGCCATGCCACGGGCCACCGCTGCCTCGATGGCAGATTCAGGAGCTTCAATGTTGTTCCCCTGCTTCTGGTCACCCAGTACCGCCAAAAACTCACGGTTCGGGGGAATAACTGCGCCGGTCGCCAAACGCGGAACGGATGCGGGGCTAATTGTAGGCATAGCGGAATGTGTCGCCGGATTTCCGCCAGAAACAGATTTTGTAGAGTTAAACCCACCTGCTTTTGAAGCGATTCCAACGCCAAGCAACGCCGCACCAGCTAAAAGCATGGGAACGTTCAGCGTCATAGCGCCAATAGCCACAAGAGCGATCCCCAACAAAAGCATTGCCGTAGACACCCATCCAGAAACTTCATTCAGATGCAAGGTTTCAACCCAGCTTTGAAATTTGTTTGTGGTCATCCCTACTGCAAAACCACTAACAAGCAAAGCAGCACCAGCCAAAAGCATAAAGATGTTCGTGGTCATCGCGCCAAATGCAATAAAGGCTATTCCAGCAAGCATAAGGGCAACAGATACCCAGCCAACAACCTTATTCAAACCGAGTGTTTCAACCCAGTTCTTGAGGTGGCCCTCATTTATTGCTGCAATTATTCCCATGCCAAGAATGCCAAGTCCAACTGCCAAAAGAATCGGGTTCGCCGTAGCCGCCGCAAATGCGACCAATGCAATACCGCCAAGAAGAAGCGCAACAGATATCCACTGTGCAACGGAGGTCAGCTTTAACTTCTCCCACCATGCCTCAAGCCTTTCTTGCCCAATGACTTCTGCCGCAATGCCAAACCCTAATAGCGCCACACCCGCAAGTACGATCACAATGTTTCCCATTGCCGCGCCGATGGCAATCATAGCGATTCCTGCGATTTGCATAGCTGCTGTCACATATTCAAAAGCCGAATCTAATTTGAGCGCGCTTGCCCAGTCTGTAAACGTTCCGCTTTTTACGCCAACATAAATGCCAGTAGCTATTAAAGCAATTCCGGAAACCACCATTAGAATATTACCGGTAGCCGCACCAATGGCGATTAGCGCAAAGCCAGCGATCAACAATGCTGCCGTAATAAAAGATGCGGCGCGATTAAGCCCAAGCGTTTCCGCCCAATCATCCATCATTCCGCTGTTTTTTGCATAAAGAACGGCAAGGCCAATCAGCAAAAGTCCAGCAATCACAAGGAGGATGTTTCCCGTTGCCGCTCCGATTGCGACCATTGCAATGCCAGCAAGGATTACAGCCGTCACAATAAATTCCGCAACATTATTGAGGCCAAGTGTATCCACCCAGGATTGCAAAACTCCGGTTTCCTCTGCGACAAAAAGCCCGGCGCCAATGAGAAGCAATCCAGTTATAACCATCTTAATGCTCCCAACCGATGCGCCGATGGCAATAAAGGCAATGCCCGCTAAGATCAAAGCGCTTGCAACTTTTTCCGCTGCGCTTCCAAGCATTTTATCGAGCCAATTTTCATTTTCAGAAAAATTAAAGTCCGGTTCTGTTTTTTCCTTATTGTCTCCGCCTAATTTATTAATCTCATCAAATGAGGCAAGCGCTTTGCCAGCCTTTTTTGCAGATTTGCCCGTTTCGTCTAAAGCGTCCGATTCTTTGTAAAGGTTCTCTGCTTCTTTTTTTGTTTGGTCAATCGTCGACCCAAACAAAACCGCTGTAATTTTTGCCATAGCAGTCACAAATTGGGTTAGCAAATTCACGAATGATGTAAACGCCGGAAGCAAAACATTCACAAACGGCTGTGCGAGTGTTAGCAAAGCACCTTTTAATCGCGATAGCGCTTTTGTAGCCTGATCGTTGGTTTTAACCGCCTTCCCGAGCCACTCGCGCACGGAGCGGAGTCCTTGCACAATTAAGCCAAACACGAACACGCGACGGACAAGCCCTTTTACTCTGCGAGAAAATCGGTCCATATATTTATCTGCTTTTTTACTTGCAGCGGCCAGAGCAGTAGAACTCTTACTTGCGCCAGCAATCTGCGCAGAAAGTTCTCCCCCCCGGTTGCTCATTCGTTCAAGGCTTCTGATATCTTTGCCAATGGACGCATCCATGGTTTCAACCCTTTTTTGCACACCATCCCATTCTTTTTGCAGCGTTACCACGGTTCGTTCCTGGTCTTTAATCGCACTTGATGTAAAAAATTCGTTTCCACTTTTCATATGCGATAGCTTAGACTTAGCCTCGTCAAGATTTGCGGCAATCTGCTTTGATTGCTCCACGAGTGGAATTGCCTGCTGCTTTTTATCGCTGATCTTTTCATTGAGCGCATCGATTTTTTTTGTTAGCCTGTTTAATTCCGTTTGCGCCTGCTTATCATCAATGTCCATCTTTATGATGATGGAGCCATCTGCCATGCAATCGCCTTCTTTCCCTTGCTTTTTATGCATTTTATGTTATGCTTGATAAAAGGAGTTGGTATCAATGGAAGATCATGTCACACAAATGTGTAGTAATTTATTTGATAAAAAGGAGAATAAAATTGACGTCAACATTGTAGCAACCGTGTATCTTTCAGCTTTTGAAATCTCCGCATACTTAAAAAAATGCACAAATTACTCAAGCGCAGATATTAAACTCGTTGCAAAATACATCAACGATTTACCAGGCTATGACTACTCAAGAAAAGAAATTTCATACTGCAAGCGAAAAATTGAAAGATGTGATTGGGATTTTTCGACGCCAACAAAGAAAATGGAGCCTCCCATGCGAAAAAAGCAAACAGCAGTTCTTTTGCCGGGCGAAGAAGTTCTCGACACGCTCAAATTTTCATGTATCCCACTTATATCGTGGTGCATTTTATTTGTATTCGCCGTGTGCAAGGCTTCTTTAATGCAAATGGAGGACGTATGGTTTTTTGTCCCTTGGGTCTTTGCATTCCCGGTCTTATACGAAATTTTCAGGCTGACCATGAACCATGTTGTTTTGACAAACAAACGCCTCATTGTTCGCGTTTCAGTACCGAAAAAGATTTCAGTAGATGTGCCAATTAACAAGATAAACGGTGTGTCTGTAAAATCGTCATGGCGAGAGTATAAATATGGAGCATTGCAAATTGACACTTCATCTGATCGGTTTTTGTTTACAAGTACAAAATCACCCGGCGTTTTCAGAGACTCCGCAATTTCGGCTATGGAGCAAAGCAAATCCGATGCCATGCGGCAACAGGCGGAAGAAATTGCAAAAGCTATGAAAAACATTTAACGCGCCCACCGCCCTCTCCGGAGGGCGGTTTTCATATCCACTTGCTGATAACGTCCTCGTCCTGTTCCGTATACTGCCGCTTGAAGTCAACCAGGTGTCGGTTCTGCTTGTAAAACTCCTGTTCGCTTTTATCCAGTTTCTTCCCCTTTGCCTTTTTATTGCGAATTCCCACAACCTGGGCAAAGGTGCAATCCCCGATTTCCTGATACGCGGATACCCACGTCCACCAGTGCAGATACTTAACGGATCTGACTTCTTGTCCCAGAACGCGGTTGACTGGGGCAACGATCAGGGGAAAGTCCTGCTGCCAATCCATCAGCTTTGGCCCACGCTTTTCCTCACGCTGCTCTTCGCCGCAGTTGATAAATTTTGCGCATTGCTTGATCGCTTCCTCGTAGTCGCTTTGCGGCATTTCCGCAAAGTCTGGATAGAAAATGTCAAGCATGGCCTCGGCCTTTTCTTCCTCCGACAACTCAGCGTCAGACAGTGCCTCAATGATCGTTAGGATATCGCGATAGTCAGAGCGTATCTGGTACTCAGTGCCTTTTACATCCACGGCAGTCGGCAGATCGTACCTCATTTGTGGTACTTCTTCGTATACTTGCTCACGCGGGGGTTGGTGGCTTTCTGCTCACGGGCAAAGGTGGTGTCAACCTCATCCATGATGGCAAGCATCAGGTTCGCCCACACAGGTAGGCCGTCCGCCAGCGCATATACGTTCATCTCGCCAAACAGGGCAGAGCAAATATCAAAGCCGAACACATCGTTGATGATCTCGCGCATTTCCTCGTCCATCTTCCGGGCAGTTTCAAAAACTTCCCGCTTGTTAGCGGTCTTTTCCACCTCTGCCTTGTACGCATCCTGCTTCTTGTCGAGGATATCAAAGGCATTAAACAGCTTTTCCACAAAGGCGCTGTCGGTGGGGTTAAAAGAGAATTCGCATTTGCCGTTGATGTTGTAGGTAACTAAACCGGTATCGAAAATCAGGTCTTTCATAATAGCCTCCGAAATTGGGGCGGGTTTGTGCCCGCCCCTTTGTTTTTAAGCCCCTGCCGTAAAGGTCACGCCACTGGTATCCTTGGTAATGGTGCCCAGCGTACGATTGCCGCCGTAGGTAATCTCGCTCGTGATGTTGAGCGTACCGCCGCCGTCACCGCCGATGCCGGTCACGGCAATAGCACAGGAATCATAACGCTCGGCAAACTTCGCCTCACCGGACGTAGCGTAGAAGTGTCCAATCATCATATCCTGATTGGCAAGAGCCTGCGCGTCATGATCCTTGACGGCAAGGTTCCACATCTTCACCGCAGCAGCGTCACCAGAATCCATAGGGATGGGATCAAAGGTCTGGGAAATAACGGGCTTCTTCATGGTGGTAAAGGTGTTGCCCAAGATGTCCTGTTTGCTCTCCTGACCCCAGTCCATCTCTTCGCTTGAATCCTCCACGCGCTTACCGATGGCGCTCCAAGTGGGAGCTTCCTTAGAGCCGGTATTCAGATACGCGATCAAAAGCTCGCGGTCAATGGTCTGACCTTCGGGCGTCGCAAAAGTTAAATCTGCCATTATACATTCACCTCGTAAATCAGTTTTAGCGGGACCATGTAGTCCTCGTATTGGTCGCTTGTCGCGCCGAGATACGATGCAAACGCAGAAGTCTCAACGCGGAGGGCGCGCCTGCCCTCTCCAATGTCCGGTCGCTGCATCTGCGCCCAGTCCGCAAATTTGTTCAGCACTTCAACCGCCTTCAAGCGTGTATCGTCGCTCTTGCCGGGTGGTGCAATCTGGTAATGGATTTCAAACGAATACTCCGCCCGATAGCCACCGCAGATATACTTCTTGGTGATAACGGCACCCTGAACGGAAGAAAGCGCCATGCCTACCGTTTTCGCCGCGAAATACTCGTACTTGATCAGATCCACATTCTTCGGAATACCGGGAAAGCGGTTCGCCCAAATCAGCATCAGGCGGTCAAGGTCTGCCTTCTCGCTGCTGGATGCCAGCATTACAGGTTTTTCTTTAGAGATCACGCTTCACCGCCTTTTCTGCTACACGCACCCACTTTTCCATGTTCTGTGCCTTGGATGCTTCAAACCAATGGGAGCAGGTCCCGGCTCTGTGGAAAATCAAATTCTTTTCTGGCACCGCCGGAACCTTCGTAACGCCCTTCCGCGCATAAGAGCTTCCGGTCAGCGGGTCAACGTACAGTTTGCCGTAGTACAGATATCTGGCATACGGCCCTGGATAAACAACCGTGTTTCCCGTTACCCTTGTACGCGTCCTAAGAAAGTCTGTGAGCATGGGCACGAACGGAGCGGTATCTTTTGCGACCTGCACCGCCAGAACGTGTTCTGCGCGATCACAGCCCTTGGAAATGGCCTCTTTTTGAACGGAAAATTTCAACGCCATATCACACGCCTCCGACCTGCCAGTGCTGCATATCAACGCTGCCGAAATCCTTCTCGTCAACCTTGGTCACGGTGTAGCAGTTGTCCTGAGCCAGTGCCACAGTTTCGTTGTCTGTCACAAACTCGCCTTTGATGAAAAACGTTGTCCCACCATTGCCTTTGACAGAAAGCGTCCACAGTTCGGTTTTGTCCTCTGCGGCGTAAAACCGCTGCGGACCGGCATAGGTTTTCTCCTTGCCGGTAAAGCCGTCCACGGCTTCCACGTCAAACGGAATGTAGAGGTCAACTGCATCCGCTCCGGCAAGACCGCTCTCGCGCACGTTAACAGCTTTAGAGGCTTGCAGCATTACGCCACGAAGTACGGTCACATACAGCTTTTGCGTTTCCTGAAACGTCTCCTTGTCGGTTTCTTTGACCGGATTGTAGATCGTTACAGTGTGGGGAGCGTACATGATCCGCACCCCCTCCCTCGGTACAGCAAGCCAGTATGGGCGAGATACTCCATGCAGGTCTCTGCAAGCAGCTTTCTTGCTCCATCCGTAGCGTTCAGTGCGGAAACGGCAGATTCGCCGCCGGTCGCAAGTGTGCGGGAATACCCACCCACAGTCTCGCTTTTGACTTCTGCGTCATTAACGGCAGCAGTCGCAAGGTTCTTCATTGCAAGCGCCTGCGCAGCTTCGATAACCGCGTACTTGTCAACCAGCGCACAGCAACACATCTTTACCGCATCCAGCTCCGCATTGTCCTTGGCCCGGTTCTGCGTGAAATAATCGAGGAAGGAGCTGGCCCGGACAGCCAGACGCGGAAAATCCCCACTGCTTACAGTGCCCATATAGACACCGGAGTAGTATGTGTAATCAGCGTATGTCAATTGGGTCAGCTCCTTTCAAATTAGCCAGAAACAGTAACAGTGGCAGTGCCGGTCTTTGTGCCGTCCTGCTTGGACTTGGCGGTAACGGTGATGCTGCCCTTGGTTTCAGTAGCGGAAACAGTCAGGACGCCCTCGTCGCTGATCTTGCTCTTTGCACCATCCTGAGACCATTCAACCTCGCCGTTGATGATGCCCTCGCCGTCAACCTTGGCGGTAAACAACTTGCTCTCGCCCTTCTTCACGGTGGCGGTAGCGGGGGACACAGCAACGGTGGAAATAGCACCGCCCTTGCCGTAAACGGAGAAGGGGAACGGGTTCACCTTTTCTGCGTTGTAAGCGTTGATGGGATTTGCAATCTCCCAGCCAAGACGCATGACAGCGCGCAGTGCGACCATATCGTTCTGCATGAGGTTGTAGACGATGTCCTTCGTGGTGGGGTCCTGAATCACGCCCTCAGTAAAGACCTTGAAGGTCATATCCTGGCGAATAGCATAGACGAGCTGGCTCCAATCGCCGACGATCATCTGCGCCTGCGCAGGATCGAACGCACCGTTCATGGGGAAGTACATATCCATGCCATCAAGGCCGTATCTGGTAGCACCCTGCATATCGGTCTTGAAGATGGGCTGGCCAGTGGTGTCTTTCAGACCACGCAGCTTGCCGCGCATCTGGATTGCAGACATTACGCCGTTTGGGTTGAAGCCGTCCAGTTCAACCTTGGAAATCAAGCCGCCTTCTCCCATGATGTCGGAGTAAATGTCAGAGCTGACAGGAACACCATTGCCCGCAGCAATAGCAGAGGGCACAACGCCATCACGCCAGGTGCTGGGCTTGTTCGTGCCAAACAGCATAGCGCCGTCAATGACCTTGCCGAAAGCTTCGGTCAAGCGGGGCTTAACCTCGCCCCAGATGTCATAGTCGGCGTCATCGAGTGCTGCCTCGGGGATGGGTACGATAACTGCGATTTCCTCGGCATACAGTTTCTTCTTGTCCCATGCCATCTTAGTGGTCTGCTTGAATGCCTCACCAGCTCCGCTGTCAGAAGCTTCGCCGTTGACAAAGTACGCGGAGGGAAGTGCGTCAAGCACGTTGATGGTCTGCGTCTTGCTGGACATATTTGCCAGTCTGCGGCCCATGCGCAGAACGGCAGATTCAGCGATAGCGCCCTGCATGATCTCGCGGGTTACGGGTTCCGGGATCAGGCCAGAAAGTGCGGAACGATCAATACTTGCCATGTTATATTCTCCTTTTTATTACTTGAGTGCGCCGCGAATCAGATTGTTCATCGCGGCATTGGTGTCAGTTTTCTTTTCACCGCCGCCAACGGCAGCGGACCAGTCAATTTTTACGCCATCCTGAAACGCGGACGGATCGGCGCTGACTTGTTCCTCGTGCCATTTGTCAAACCCATCAAGCGCGCCGTCTTTGATTTCAAGATGCTTTGCTTTCAGGTCTGCCAAATACGCCTTCTCGGCAGCTTTAGAGCTAAACTTCACGCCTTTCTCAGAAAGCGTTTTACGGATAACGTCTGCGTAGTCATAATCGGCAATCTTGGACTTGTAGCCCTCGATCTCCTTTTTGAGTGCGTCCGTTTCCGCGTTGCCGTTTGCTAAAAACTGCTTGTTTTTTTCCACTTCCGCGTCCAGCTTGCTCTGAACAGTCGAAAGCGCCTTTGTGATTCGCCTGTCAAACTCCGCCTTGTAGGTGGGGTCAGCCAGTATTTCATCAAAAGTCCTAATTTCGTCTGCCATTTTTTTATTCTCCTTTATTCCACAGCGTCATTCCCCACTGCGTATTACAACAAAAGAGCCAACCACCGAGAAAACCTCAGTAGCTGGCTCCTATTGCCCTTTCCCACGCCCAATTACGCAGGAGTTGAATATTTGATTGTTTTCTTGACCTCTAACACGATGTATCCGTCACCCTTGCGCCGGATCTCCGCGTCATTGCCGCGCCGGATAATAGCCTCGATGGCCTGCATCAATTTATCATCCATTAGCCCACCCCAATTTCTTTCAAGTACGCCTCGTACTCATATGGGATGCCAATGTCATAATTCTTGTAGTAATGCAGAAAATCAAGTGGGAATCTGAAATCGCCATCAATGTATTGACCCGCTCGCAATCTTTCTCCCGTAAAAATATCAAACGTTTCAAAACACGCAAGGGCTGGGGTTAATGATTCTATATGTTCAATGATTTTATCTCGGCTGATAGTATTTCTAAACGTGCGATACTTTTCAAAGTCATCGCCATGAGTGCTATATTTCATGCCTTTAAAATACCCGAACAGCATCATTTTACCCGCCCCCTTTCGTTTGGCTTATACGTTTCAAAATATCCCTCTCCGCTGTCCCCCACATACATTTCCCCATTAGGTGGTATGTATAGAACATCGGTTGGCGCTTTTACTTTTACGCCAAGCGCATTTGCAAGTTCCTCTGCAAAGCAATAATCATTTTCAATGCGCTTGCCTGTGTCGCATGACAGCAACCTCACTTTTTGCCCGTTCCATCCGTTACTATGTCGAATTACAGAAGCAAGCAATCTCGGCGACATATTCGTTTCTACTGACCCGAATCCAACTGCCGTCTGGCTTCCGTGCATAGCAACGTCAAAATACGTTTTGAGAGGTTTTACCATTTTAACATTTTCGTTTAGCGGGTCGCCGTCCGGGAAGCAGGCAAAGCCATTTTCCAGCTTCATTGTACGTCTTTTCACAATAGAATTCAAGTTATCTCTTGCGTCTGCGCCGAAAAACTTAAGAGTGTCGCTATCGTCTTTAGCGTTAGCCGCTGCCACTTCCGCCCGATGCGTTTTCATGGCATTTGCCGTTTTTAACGTTGCGTCATCCGTGAAATAGACGCGCATCCGCTCCGGTTGCTCCGGGAGTCCAGCTTCCGCGCTGAACGCCTTGTATTTAGCGTTTAACCGCCGTAGCCGTATGTTTGCCGCAGTCTCATCTTCATGCAATCCTGCGGCCTTGTAGGCGGCTTTTTCGCGCTTTAGCTTTCTAACGGTCCGCTCAATGCGGCGTTGCATCTGGGTTGCCTCGTATGCCGTGTAATCCTTGCCATCAAATGTGCATCCATGGCCGTCATCGATGTGTTCCAACTGTTCATCCGTGTAAGTGCGCTCGGACACGCCCTCAACCCATGGGAACCGCCTGTGGCGGCAGTTGGCCCCTTCCAGACCGTCAACAGCGCCCAGGCCGCAAACGTCATAAATGCTCGGATAAATGTCTCCGGCACGGACGCTGTAAACACGTCCTTGCCAATCCTTATGTGATGACCACGGTGACGGTCCCGGCTTATCTCGTGCGCCAACATGGGCCGAAACTTCAAAATATGGTGTATCCAGATATTCTGCGGATTGCTCCGTATACTTGGCGCAGATTTGAGATACGCCGGTCATTACGGCTCTTCGCACAGCAACATCGACATGATCCCGATGACCGCTTTCGTAGTCAACCACTTTTAGACCGCTGTCCGCAAGTTCCTTCACAGCCGTTTTAATCGCCTGATTGTAGTTGATTGCACCGCTTTGCACCTGCAACGCTGCGCTGTCAAGTGCCCATTGGTACGCTTTGGCAGGTGGGAGCATTGTACGCCCAGCGTCCACTAGGAAGCCCATGGATGCGGTCAGATTGTGAAATGTATCAAGTGTCTGCGTCCTGATCGCCGCCACTTCCGCAGCGTCAACCAGCGTCTCAGGCTGGGTGATATGCGCAAGGTCAATCATATCGGTGTAATACTGTTGGTTCCTTGCGACCACATCTCCCAGCAGCTTGTCCAGCTTAGTTTTGCTGATGCCGGAAGTCTCGCGGATTGCTTTCTTGATTTCCTTTAGGTCGATGCCGTGGGACCGCAACGCCCGGATGTCCTGCACCGTTACCTCGTTCAGTTCATCCGCAGCTTTAAGCCGTGAGCAGATTTCTTCCAGCAATACGAGTTCAAGTGCCCGGAACAGTTCTGCCAAATCCTCTGGGAGCGCATCAAGTAGTTCCGGTGTAAATGGATACCGGCTCATTTTTCACAACCCCAAAAGTCCCAGTATTTTCTCCAAATCCCATTACTCGACCTCCGTTTCTTCCTCGGTCACCATGTCCTGTGTCTTTGGCAGCGCCGCCTTTGCGGTGGCCTCGTCCTCATTCATGTATTTTGCCCGGAATTCCCAAGCGTTCATAATCCCTGCGTTGAGCATTTGCAGGTCACGGGCAAATTCGCTCTGCTTGTCCTCAATGATGGAATCATCAAAATCAATGCTGATTTCAACATTTTCGTCAAGCCCTGCGCCCAGCGCCTTATTACCAAGCCGCAGAAGGACCCTGCAAAGCTCAACCAGAGCACTTTCCAAAATGACTTCATGCTTTTTGATCGTGCGGAACATGGTACTATTCTCGCTGATTACCTGCGTGGCCGTTGCCATGTTGCCGCCATCGAATCGATAATAGGTTTCACCGAACCCGCATTTGCTGGAAAGCATATTAAGTTGGTCTTGCAGGCCGACATTCAGCGCAGCCGTCCGAAGTTCCGGTGCAACGGTCTCGACAACGCTCCCCTGCTGCGTATCTTCCGGGAGAAGGTAAAACCGCCTATCATTGTCATCCAGTGTCGGTTCACCATCTTCATACTTTGTCGCTGGCATTTTGACCATCATCATCATGGGGCCGTTTTCAAACTCATTTACGTAACAGTCATACGCAGTATCAACGCCGCGAAGAACATCAATGGAATTTGCAAAAACGGAAATGCCAACAGGCAGAAGATAATTGAAGTTGTTTGCAATGTTTGGCTTGTCAATTACAAACTGCCGTTTATTGCTTCCGGTGTGTACCACAGGTGGAATGCGCTCAAACCCGGAAACATTCTTCAAATCTTCATCGGACAGTTGCTCGTTCTGGTATCGGTAAATTCGGTTTTCGATTACATACGTCCCATCATTCGCTCTGCGGTGGATTTGGAAATACACATAATCCTTTCCGTCTCGCGTAACCCTGGAAGTAAAAGCGCAATCATAAATAAAACCGTTCTGCCATGCAAGTGGGTAAATGTCATGCATCGTGGCATAATCAATCGCAATGCTGGACGCGTCACCGGGGATAATCTCACCGGAATCCGTCACGCCCTGCCCAGTCACGCGGGGGATATACGCCACAGTCCCCAGTGCAGATTTCATCTCTTGCATCTCATTAGCTTTGACGGTGAAATTGTTTTCCGCCAAAACACGATCGATGAAATCCTGTTCCTTTTTCCCCTCAAGCGTGATTTTGACTTTTTCGTTCATGAGCAGGTTCGCCCAGTCCTCGCAGACCTTTTTCCCCATGCTGAGCGTTGCTCTATTGTGTTTAGTCCACTTGTGGCCGTTATATCTGCGGTACTGGTGGAATCCCTTCACTTTACCAACGTACCACGATTCCCAAAGGTCAACTTGGCTGTAAAACTCTTCCGGGATCGTCGTATAGCCAAGCTCTTTTAACTTTTGGATAACTGCACTGCTCATGCAATAACTCCCATTCTGCGGCTGACAGGCTCCAACGCATACCGAGTCGCGTCAATCAGGTGGTTGTTCGCGTCTGGGTATCCGCTGATAATGTCACCGTCTTTGTTTCGTTCATATTCGTATCCAACAAATTCATCGTAAGCGTGCGGTGTGCGTCGCCTATCAATAACAATCGTTCTCCGCTGCAAAAACTTCATGCCATATTCCACAGAGCCGGGGCCTTTAACCGCTTCATACGCAGGTAGCCCCATTGCGCGGAGATCAGCAACGCTCTTCGGCTCGGCGCTGTCGCAGATCGTTCTAATGTTGTTATATCCGCGCTGCTTAATCATGGTCGCGCTTTGCTCGTTGGATAATTTGTTTTGGTAAATCTCGTCCAACAGATAGATGGTCTCTCGCGCCCGATCATAATGCAGCCGGATAAAAGCAAACGGGTCTGGGAACCAGCCGAAGTCCACTCCCTGATAGATGCGGTCGAAACTCTTGACTTCTTCATCGGTAATCTCCCGCAGTTCCAGCTTGTCAAACACATTTCCGCCGGTCCCTACTGGGATACCGAGATATTCGTGCTGATATGCTCGCTCGTCCGTCTCTTTTAGGTGTTCCGCTTCTGCAAGAAACTGCTCGCCCAACCACTCGGGCGGTGCTTGCAGATATGTTGACTTATGACATAAGCGGTCAGCGCGTTCTTCCAAGCTGTCCTTGTTCGCCCAGTTGTCGCGTGAAATTGGCGGGTTATAGCTCTCAAAATTCCAGAACATTGAGCCACCACGCATGGTGGACTGTAAAATAGTTCGGATTTCCGCACGTCCGGCAAACTGGTCTTTTTCCTCGAAGTGTGTCACGGCGATATAGCCAAACGGGACTTTGATAGATTTGATCTTCATTGGGTCATCGGCGCCGCGAAACATGATCTTCTGGCCTGTCGGCTTATAGATCAGCTCCATCGGGGATACTTTCGCTTCCCAATACGCTGCCATGCCCAATTCGCCGATTGCCCAGATATACTGCGCATATACGCTATCGCGGATCGTGTTTGCCACTTTGCGCAGCACAAGCGCGTGCGTTCCCGGATTGCCAACCAGCAAAAGCGGTACAAGAATTGATACTGTGGAGGATTTCAGTGAGCCACGCCCGCCGCTAAAATCGTAGTGCGTATGCCCATGCCTAAAAATGTCATGTGCAATGCTATAAAACGCAGGGCCGATCTTTTCTGACAAGAGAATATCAGACATCGATAATCACCTTGACACCGTCCGCATTGACGTTCTGCTCCACAATATCTTTTTGCTCAAGGTACTGTTTCCCCAGCCAAATAGCCATGCTTGCGTTCTTTTCGGCCAGTTTCCACTGCGCTCTCCGCAGGCTCGATTTTCCTACCTGACTCTTGCTTTTATATGTGTCCGCAAAAGTCATTTTATACGTCCGTTTGCACCATCGATTCAGGGTGTCCGCACTGCACTCAAGCACTCCGCAGATTTCTGCTTCCGTGCACTGGATACCGCATAGGTTCTCAAACAGCTTTTGATTTATTACCTTTTTCGGCCTTCCAGTCCGTGCCACTTCCACCCCTCCATTCCTTAAGATTCGATTATGCCAGAGATTTCTTCCTCGCAGTCAGTTTTCTCGCCACCAATGTATGCAGGCCATTCATGGCCCCTGTAATATCGCCGGACTTAATCAGCCCGTTCAGTGTTTTCATTTGCTGTGTGGATAAATACTGCTGGTTTTTCTTCAACATCCTCCGCGCAGTCGCCTGAGCATCAGTCATGCAGAAGCACCGCCTTCTTCCCGGTGAACTTCTCCCACCGGTCAACAATGACATCGGCATACTTCGGATCATACTCCATGCAGAAAGCGTGTCTGCCATTCTGCTCCGCTGCCATAATCGTTGTGCCGGAGCCAGCGAACAGGTCGAGAACATTCTCTCCCGGCTTACTGGAGCACTGCATCTGGTAATCAAACAGCTTAATCGGCTTCATGGTCGGATGCTCCGCAGACTTGACAGGCTTATCGAAATTCAGTACAGTTGTCTGTCTGCGGTTCTTGAAGAAGTAGTGCTTCTTACCTTCCGTCCATCCGTAAAGGCAAGGCTCATGCGCGTCCTCTTCAATTTCGCTTTCACCGTACAGGCAAGGCTCATGTTTCCACTGGAAATCCTGTCTCCCCATTACGAGGGAATTCTTCACCCAAATCAGGCACTGCCGGACACGCAGCATCGAATCTTTACACGCACCACGGAAGTTATACCCTTCACTGTCGGCATGCCAGATGTAGAACGGAGCGCCTGGTTTCATGACCATCGCCGCATTGGAAAAAGCATCCGTCAGGAACTGCCTAAAGGCTGCATCTTCCATGTTATCGTTCTTGATTTTACCGGCGGTGCCCTGATAGTCCACATTGTACGGAGGATCGGTGAGAAGAAGATCGATTTGTGCCCCCCCCACAAGCTTTTCTACATCAGTCAGAGATGTACTGTCTCCGCACATGAGGGGCGATGGTCTCCAAGCTGGTATACATCGCCCAGCTTGCTCTTCGGCTCCGCCGGAATGACAGGGTCATAATCATCCTCGACAACGGAATCGTTCAGTTCATCACGCAGACCCCATTCAAAGTCAAACGCCGACAGGTCAAGACCGGGCAGTTCATCAGCCAACAGGTCAAAGTCCCAATCGCTCTCGTTGCTCTTGTTATCCACCAGCCGCAGGGCGTTCACCTGCTCCGGTGTCAGATCGTCTACGCAGACGCAAGGCACTTCTTCCATGCCCAGCTTCTTCGCCGCCAGAGCGCGGCAGTGGCCGATTACAATTACGCCGTCACGGTCAATCACAATCGGCTGCACAAAACCATACTGCTTGATGCTCTCCGCAACGTTGTTGATTTGCCGCTTATCATGCTTTTTTGCGTTTGCGGCATACGGCACAATATCCGCAAGCCGCCGCTTTGTGATTTCCACGCCATCCTCCTGTTTTGCTACCGGCCCCCGCCCCTTGGCCTTACATAGCAGACTTTACCCGCCCCGAGGGGCATACACCTCTTGCGTATCCGGCTCTCCCAAAGCTAAACATGGTACGCGAAATCTTTTTTATCGGCTCCCGGCTGCGCTGCGCCTTCCTACCAGCCATCAAGAACTTGGCAATTATACCAGCCGCCTGATACTTAGCTTTTTACGCTTCCTCGCCCGCTGGCCGGGATGGTACGGCATTGCAGTCCTGCCCTGCTTTAGCGCTTCGGGGAACGTCCCCATCACTCGCTGTGGTCTTCCCTTACGGGGCACCTATGCCGTGAATGTCCCTCCTGGGACACATCGTTGAGAGGTGCGGAGGGTCCTGTGCCCCGATTTGTCAGGCTCTCAAAGTCCTATTGCGTCGTGGCTCGCGCGTCGCGCTCCTGAGCGACTTGCCCTCGTTGCTATTTCCGAGACGTCAGGTTGATCTATCGCGTTTCCTGCGACTGACTTTCACAGTCGGGTGCGACCCGGTATTCTGGTGCAGACGGCTGGGTTTGAACCAGCGCATACCTCCTGGTGCGGTGCTCTACCAATTGAGCTGCGCCTGCATACCCCCGGCATCCGCCGGGGTCAGGAGGAAAGAAAGGATGGATGGAAAGAATGAGGATACGGATATAACCCCGCACCCTCATTCTGACACATATTTTTCTACGCTTGCCCCGAATTGGGGGCAAAGACCAATTTTTTTTGCGATACTATAACGGTTTACTCTCTCGCTCGCCTTCGTCCCATGCAAGCTCATCCAAGCTGACGTGGTAATGATTTGCTATCAACTTCAATTGGCTGAGAGCCGGTTCGTTCTCTCCGGTTTCGTACTTCCGTAGCGTATCATGCCCAATCCCAATCAGCTCCGCTTTCACTCTCATGCTTTTAGCAGGCCGCTCAGATTCTCTTAATTTCCGCAGCCGTTCCGGGAAGGTACTCACGTAACCACCTCACATAGCCGGAAATTCTCTACCACGGGTCCGCCCGCCGTTTCTGTCCGCACACTGACAAACCTGCCCTTTGGGTGGATGTAAATTACCTCTCCGCGCCGGAACGGATACAGCTGCTCATACGTCGGGTGCTGCCGTTCCAGCTGCGACGGTATGGACTTGAATCTGGCCCGAACCACCTGTCCAAGTTTCATGATTCCTCCATTTCCAGCAGCTTCACCAAGTCCCAGAACTTCCGCGCATCCAGCCCGGTTTCCGTCTTGATCTTGCCCAGCCGATAGATCACACTGTTATGATGGATGTCCATCTCCTTTGCGGTTTTCACACAATTCATATCATTCTTCGCATAGATGCGCAGGAGTGATATATCTTCCTTCTGCATAGTTACCTCCCATAACGGACCTTTTTCAGATCCTTGTATCTGTCCGGGAACGGGATCAACTTCGCCTTGTCCCGGATAATCTCCGCCAGCACCCGGTCCATGTGCACCTGCCGGACGTCTGCCTCCGGGTCCTTGCAGTTTAAGGCAGGCCTGTATTCCCGCTGGGTCTCCATCCACTCATGCGTGACGCGCATAATGCGATCATACCCCCAGCCTTCCTTCTGGTGCATGGTCATCTGCAAAGTGTCAACGGCAAACTGCGCTGCCATCGCAGCACCGGCCCAAAAGACCGCATCCAACTGCGCGTCCCGCCGTTGCAAATAAGCGGATTGCTTAGCCATCCCCGCCATCCTTTCTCTCGCCGTCCATCTTGGCCCCGCAGTGGGGGCAGTATTTGTCTGGCAATAATCGAGCAAAAGCATATCCGCATACGCTGCAGGCCTTAAATCTGTCTGTTACTTGCCACGCTCCATGCACCACCGGGGCCACGTCGGCGGCAGGCAGGGCCTCAATATACTGCGACGGCTCAAGCCCTTTTGCCCACGCGTGCTTTGCGGCTTCAATCGCCGCGCTGCGCTCAATGTATTCAGCCATTGTCAGAAGTCCTCCTCACATACGCCACGCAGTTCTCAGGGTCATTCCCACAAAGACATGGCGCATATACGCACGAATCACAAATTGTAAACATCTCAGTTAGTGTCATTGTCAGCCCTCCTGTTTCAGCTCTTGCACAGTCTGGTGGATACGCTTCGCGCAGGCAGGGCATATTTCCCCCACATCCACTATGACATCCACTATGTCCGGGTTGCTCGCGTAGATGCTTGCGTTGCTCTCCACGCAGACCCTATAAGTTTCCTGAAGATTGTGTATTTCTTTTCCGCAAAGATCACAAAAACGCTTCGTCATGTTCTTTCCTCCCTCCCATAAAACGCCTCTAAGTCATCCTGTGCCTTGTCAACAAAATCGGGGCAAGCCAAGCATTCCGGCAACGGGGCATCCGTCATGGGGTCAACCCATCCGAGGCAGTAGATACGGTCTTTCTTGCCGTCGTTCCATTCGTTGGACGGGCGCCCTCTCTTGCCAAACGCACACTTAACCGTTGCCATCCTTCATCGCCTCCAATGCTTTCTCCGCCGCCTCGCGGGTGAGAAATACGGTCTTGCCAACGTCTGCGCCATCATTACGCAGACGATACGCGCAGAACCCGTCCGGCTTACGATTGCACGTTGACATACACAGATTATCCTCATCCGTGCAAACAGTTCTGATGTCCGGGGCCTCAAGCTCCATTTCTCGCGGCACATTGTCACGGCCGGTCACCCATAGCGTATCTCCAACCTTGCACGGCAGCGCCACCACGCGCCCGGCCTTGTCGGCCTCAGCCAGTTTCTCCAACCGGTCAAAATCGCAGTCTCGGCACAGATGGCGGAGCTGCTCTGCGGCTTCGTGATCCATGTCGATTTCTTCCGGCGTCAACTCCGTGTCCTCATATTGCATGAGCCTGCCCCGCAGTTCTGCGTATGACCATGCTGCTGTATAAAGCAGGGCAAGCAGGCCTGTCGGCTCATCAGGGCCGTCCAGCAAAAGCTCACCCATCGCATAGTCTACGCCATCATCATCCACTGGAAAGTCCAAGTCCGGCAGTAAAATCTTTGCGGCTTTGCGGATAAAATCGTAGAGCCGGATGTCTGGGTAATCCGGGCCATCACCTCCGCCCCGCACCCACGTCTCGAAGTCTTTGATGTAAAACAGATTCAGGGCGGCATCAAGGTTGTTATCAGGGCAATTAGTTGTTAGTCTTTTCATTTACGTTTCCTCCTTCAGCGGTTCCGGCAGCGGCATCCAGTGCGTGACGGCGATATCGGATCTGTCCCCAATGCCGATATGGACACTCCATGCCGCCCTTTCGGGAGCGCACCAGCCCATATAGACGCCCCATCTTTCGTGCCAATACGCGACAACAAGGACATCGCTACGATCCTCCGGCAGCCGCTCCGTCACCGGTATCCACCGGGGCACCTGCCTCCGCAGCTTCTCAATCTCCTTCTGGAGCGCCGCGATGTGTGCGTTTTGATTCTCCAGCCGGTCGGCGGCTTCCGCCAGATCATCGCCCAGCGTGATCGGCGTTTCCCACTCATTTGCTCGTGCCCATTCTGCGTGTTCACGCAGCGCATTTACGAGGTTTGTATCTCTCATAGTTCCTCCCTACATTTCTTCATTCAGCCAGCTTGCCCACGTCACCATGCGGGTATCATCGGCATTGGATAGCTTCTCTGGGTATTTCAGATCAAGTGAGCAGCCCTTTGCTTCCAGCCGCCGGAACGTATCGTACACATGGCGCACCGTCTCCGGCGCGTCTGCCGTGGTCAGGCTGTGCAATACCTCAAATGGGATGCCGCTGGCCCTTGCCAGATGCAACAGTACATCGCTGTCCTTCCCGCCGGAGTAGGTAATCACCAACGGTTTTTCAAAAAGCCGCAGGCTCATATCCGATGCCGCTTTCAGCCGCTCTATGGCGGTCTGCTCCAAGTCGCTCATAGTTCCTCCCTTATGTCTCCGCCCCATTGCTCCGCCATGGCTTTGGCGATGCCGGGGAAGGTCTTTGATCTCTGTTTTGGATTTCTCTTGCCCTTTTTCGCCCACTCTCCCGGGAAAGCAGCGCGCCCATGAGGCGTGGTTTCCACCCACTTCCCAGTGGGGATTACGCAATCTGTAGCAAGCAGAATTGGCAGATTTTTGATCCATAAGCATGTTGTCTTTAACCACGGCTCACCAAACATACAGGGTTGAATTTTTTGCGTGTAAGGAGGTAGAGCGTGGATCTTTCCGGGGATTGGATTTTCCACACAAATCCGATCCACATCGGCTTCCCAAAATGCCATAAACACTTCTCGTGCGGCTTGAGCTTTTGCCATTCGCTCTGGCTGAATTTCTCCATTGATCCGGAGCCTGTTAGCCCCCGCGTTGCTGAGATATGTGCAAGGAGGATGAGCGATCAGCAGGTCCCACTGGTCAACGTCATGCGGCTCCCCGTCCATTGTGGTCACTTGCCCCCCCTCGATGGCCTTGAGCGCATCGCCCTGGATATGCCACTCAGGATGCCCGCCGGACGGCTCCTGAATGTCACAGGAATATGCCTCATGTCCCAATGCGCGGAACGCCTTACAGACTTCTTGAGATTCCTCGCAAGCTATCAACACTTTCATACGTCCTCCAATTCCCCGCCGCAGGCGGCATAACCGGCGAGGTCAATCCAGTTATCTGCTTTGCCGTGGCCGGTGACGATGCGGGCCAGCTTAAATAGACACATCATAGCCCCCACGTCAGCGCCGGTGATGCAGACGTCGACGCCCGTGCTGACGCATTTCTCGCGGATATACGGCTCCCACAGCGCCGCAATCATGTTGAAAGACGTTTCCGGGCTGCCGTAATCCTGATCCCGGTCTCCGCACACGCACTGCTTGGCAGCGGCTAAAATCTCTTCACGGGTCATTCCTCCACCTCCGTAAGCCAGAACTTGCGGCGGCAAATATCACAGCCTCTTCCAGTCGGGCAATGTCCGCGTAACGTTGTATCAACAAGGCATGGGTCTAAGGCAACGTTATGTGTGTTCGTATATATTGGCGCATTTGGAAACTGCTCCAAAAACACGCTCTGGCGGGTTTTGATGGGGTGCGCGACGGCCCACCGCTCGACAAACTTCACCGCCCGTGTGTTATCTCCTGATGTCCTATAATCGTTGTAGCGCATTTTTTCTTCGGTAGATCCCCTTTTGCTGAGACGGTCAACCTTGTCCAAAAACTCCACAGCGTCCATTACTTTTCCTCCTCAATAGTGACCTCCACGCGGGAGGCTCCGGTTGTCTGGTACTTTCGCACCGTCAAAGCTGCGATTGCGCTATCATCGTTGTATGCGTGGCCATTCAGCGCGTCCAGAATGGCCTTCGCCACGTTGTCAGCGTCAGGGCGCTTGATGTGTGGCGTACCGTCCAGTGCAGCGGCTTTTTTCTTCGACATGCTTTTCGGCACCGTGAAGAACGCCGTGACGGTGGCCGACAGTGGGATACCCGCCGCAAAGCCCTTGCCGCTCTGGCACTTCCAGCACTGCACCACCTTGTCCTCGTAGTCCTGCGTTTTCTGTGGGGTGTATGTATGATGGCCGTTTTTTGTGAACCGTGGACGGCCCTTGACCACCGGGATACCGGGGACTGTGAATGTAACCTTCATCGTTTTTCTTCCTTTCCGTCAATGATGACGCTGACTACCCGGACGCGGCCCAGAGGCTCCAATAGCATCGCTACCGCCTCCTTGGTGCCCTGCGTGTCCTCGCCATCGTAAATATCGATCACAAGCCGCATCATCGTGTATCCCTCCTGAATTTGGGGCAGTAGTGGATCACGAATGAGGATGCTACCCGTGTACCGCCCTTGCCCTTGCCGCCGACCTTCAGCACCCGGCTTGTGGGGGTGGCGTCCCAGCCGGGAACCGGCTCCAGATGATCGGACCACTCGCAGCCGCCGCAGGCGGATGCGCAATCCCAACAAAGTTGCTGCTAATACGTGGCCGCGGCGCTGCCCTTGGGGGCTTTCTTCTGCTTTTTCTCCCGTGGGGGATAGCGGCGGATCAGCTCGTCCAGCCGAAAATTACTTGCCATTAAACACCTCGCATATCTGCCAAAGCGCACCATTCGGAGTAGGTCATCCCCTGCTTTTTCGCTTCGGAGGGTGTGGGGATACCGGCCTCATGCCAGCGCTCGTGCTGTTCACCTGCCTTGGCGTAGAATTTTTCCAGATGGGCGTCGGACGGTTCCGGCATGGGGGCCTCCTTCGCTTCGAGTGTTTCCGGTTTGGGCAGGTAGGGAACCAGCTCCGATGGGTTTGGGTAAAAAGGGTTTTCCCGCGCCCGCAAAATAACGGCTCGCTTCGCGTCCTCATAGGCCCACGGCTCCAAGATCATCTGCCATGCCGCCACAGCAACAGAGCCTGTCTGGTTTTTTGCGCTTGGGTAAATCGTTCCGAGCAACGCAAACAGCTTTGTGATATCTTGCTTGTCCATGTACTTCTCCTGATAGTCTTACGTAGTAATACTCTCTCTCGCTAAGATAATATATATATTTATTATTTCTCTGAGAGAGAGAATATTTCTTCTTAGAGGGGGGTGTGGGGGGAGACTTTCTTCTTTGTGCACCTGCTATCGTGCTGCGGCTTGCCTTGCATCCGCCCGTCATAGCCATAATGGTACACGCGGCAACGTTGTTGCTTAAAACGGAAGATCCCCATCATCCTCGATCTCGCTGAAACCGCCCTGTGGTTCACTCTGCGCCGCGTCCCCGCCATCCCGCTTGGAATCGCCAAAGTACACGCTGTCTGCCACTATCTCGGCGCTGCGGCGTTTATTGCCATCCTTGTCCGTCCAGTCACGGATCTGCAAGCGGCCCTCCACTACGGCCATACGGCCCTTAGAGAAATACTTGCTCACAAATTCGGCGGTGTTGCGCCATGCCACCACGTCGATGAAATCCGTTTCCTTCTCGCCGGACTGTGACTTGAAGTCCCGATCAACCGCCACAGCGAAGGATGCGACCGCCGTGCCGCTGTTGGTGCGGCGCAATTCAGGGTCACGGGTCATCCGGCCCATCACAATAATTCTGTTCAGCATGAAATAGCTCTCTTTCTGTAAATCATGTCCTCCCGGTTCCAATCCGGGTAAAATGCTTTCATGTGCGCCACCAGCCGCACATAGATGCGCTCGCGGTCTCGTAATGGACCCTCGTCAAACAGGCGGTGGCAGTGGGGGCAGAGGGTTGCGATGTTCTGCTCGATCCCTCTGCCGCCCTGCAAACGCCGTACCACATGGGCCACAGGCGCGCCTGCGGGAGACCCGCAGATCACGCACTGGTGATTGTCACGTGCCCATACAACAACCTTCACGGATTGCGGAATGGCCGTTGCCTTTGTCATTTTGTGCATCCCCATTCCTCCATCATCCCCGCCAGCTTGTCCGGAGGCAGGGTCTCAATACCTTGCTCCCTGCAATCTTGTACGATCAGGTCGATCAACCGTGACATTTGCGCGGTATCGTAGGTGCTGGAACCGTAGTACAAAACCACCCTGACGCAGCCGGGGAGCTTGCTGGGCATGGTGTCTGTCTGCCAGCCAAGCCCGTTATGCTCCCAACCGCTCTGCAGCTTGTCCGCTGCTTCCGTTGTCACGCACACCGTTTCGTTGTTCCCGCCGATTTCTCGGATATACCGTCGGTAAATATCCGTCTTGGGAATCCGCAGCTTTTCAGCCAGCCGATCAACCAGAACCCAGAAGTACGCATTCGCATCGAGGCTCCGCTTCTCCCGGTGTTCTTTGATCTCCACGTCATAGACTTGACCATCTTTCAAACTGTCAAGCACCTGTCGCGCCTTGTTGGTCTGTATGCACAGCCAGTCACCGGCGGCATCCATCGTCCAACGGAACGATGTAGCGTTAACCTGCTGCATCGTTGGCCTCCTTGGCCTCGGCTACGCACTTCTCACACAGTGCATGGCCGTACAGTTCCTTCGCTCTCGCCGCCAGACGTGCCGCCTTCACCATTGCCCTGCCGTCGAAATAGTCCATCACCTGACCGCCGCAGCGCTCACAGATAACGGTGGCATCGCCCTGCGGGGGAAGTCTGTACCCCGGCTTCTGCTGGGGCGGAATGGCCGCTTTCTGGGGCCGCTGCTGGGGTTCTGCGCCTCGGTCATACTTGGTGCTGTCCTTATCCCAGTACACATCCGCACCAAAGCCCAGCGCCTTGCAGGCCACGGAAATTGCGTCCGTGAGGGCCATCTTAAAGCATTCGTCCGAAGTATACAGCCCGTTCCGCTCGCTTGCTACAAAGGCGCTGCCGCCGGTGCCGGGGATCGCTTCCGACCACGCCCCGTCTACCTTGACAAACAGGTCGATGTCCAGAAATGCGGAAACCTCGTTGTTGGCCCCCTGCTCCAACCGCTTGTCCGTGATAACATACTTCCAGCCGATTCCGCAGGGGCCGAACTGCTCCGTCAGCGCCTTGATGCGCCACATGGGGTTAATATCGGTCTTACCCTTCAACCGCCCCGCCTGAATGGACCGCTTGGCGGCCTCCGGCACCTGCCGAACCCGCTCATAAATCCCCAGATTCTCCATGTTCATCCTCCAAATTCAGCGGGCAATACATCCCGCGACCTTTTGAATCAAGCAGGTACTCGCCTGTTCTCCGGCATTGAAGCCGGGAATAGGTTTCCAGCAGAGGGCACAGCGCGCAGCACACATGCCCCTCCGGGAAATTGATATCCACGGTCGCCCGTGTGTAGAATAAACAGCTATTGCCCATTTGCCCTCCTGTAAACTCCATAGGCGATTGTCTCGCCGTCTTTGTTCTTCTTGATGGCCGTTTCCTTCGTCAGCTCAACGCCAGCCTTCCGCAGGTCGGAAATCCGCGCCGTAAAGTTGGCGATGCGCAGTTTGCTCATACCCTCCATCGTGGTAATGCTCCCGTGCTTATCTAAATAAGCCAGAATCTTTTCGCACTGCGTCATATCAGTCCTCCGGGATATCAATAACCCCAATACCCATTGCTTCTGCAACCGCCTCCGGGTCTTTATCAAGCTCTTTCAGCAACCATTCCAGTTGCTCCTGCATATCATCCTTGAAGCATCGAGCGCAGTAGACTTCACGGTTGACCACGAATCCCGGAGCCACGTCCACATGCAATTTCGGATTTATAACGGTTGAACATTTTTCGCACACCGGGTAAACCTTTCTTTTCATTTCCACGCATCCCCTCTCTTCCACGCCTTCGTGGCGTTGGATTGCTGGGCGTAACCCGCTGTGATAGCGCCGCAGGTGGAACACCGTACATAGTGCTTAAGCGGTACGTCCGTGGACTGCAACCGCTCACCGCTGTCCATGCCGCATACCGGGCAGAGATCCAGCGGATGGCGCTCATGCCGGTTCTTTCTGTTCATCGCGCGCTCACCACCATATACGCAATAGCGATCAGCAGCAGGGCCAGAAAACTCATAAAGCCAATCCATGCGGAGGCGTCCGCCTTCCGCTGCTCTCTGGTGCGCCGGTCATGCTTTCTCATGCGGATTCCCTCCTTCGATGAAATCTACAACCTTGAATACCCAAGTGGCCGCATACGCCACGCCCAGGATCATAAAGAACAGGTTCCAGCTCATTGTTTGATGTCCCCCTCTTTGGTGTAAACACCGTCAAACTCAAGGCCATGCTCCCTCGACCAGATCTTACCGAACTCCGTCATGATCTTCACCGGGTCAGGCGGAGACACCCAGATCACCCGGTATTCGATTTTTCGTTTCTGCGCCATTGCCTTTTCCTTTCCCCTGTGCTAAAATAGCCACAGGACACATATCTGAACCTAAGATTTGTTCCGCCGCCCTGCCCGGTCTGCAACACCGGGCGGGGCATTTTTTATACTTCGTTCCATACACTTCTTAGCTGCGCTACTCAATTCCATTGCCGCGCCTTGCCCAGCGTCTCTCTGCCATTCCTTTGCTGTTCTTAGCGATACGTCACTTCGCTATTCCACCGCCATTCTCATCTAAGCATTTCCTACGCCTTTCTTTGCGTTTCTCTGCAGATCTCTGCGTTTCTCTTCCTTGGCTTCGCTTTGCGTTGAGTTGCTTCTCATTGCCGTTGCTATGCAGCGCACATCCGCGCTATGCTAATCCGTTGCTCTGCGCTGCGGTGCTGTGCCATTCCGTTGCCAAGCGTAGCGGTGCTATGCCGTGCCATTGCTTTGCTGAACGATTCGTGGCCCTTCCATTCCATTGCTCCGCGATGCAATACTATACCGTTGCTTCGCACCTCGTAGCTCCGCATTGCCGTTGCGTCACATTGCTTCGCGTCGCCATTCCGCTGCGTTACTGGATCTCCTCCCAGGTGAACCGGCCCTTTCCGCTGTTGCGCCACTGGCCGATTCCGGAGAAGCGGCCATAGTCCAGCCATTCCCGGACGGCCTTTTCGTGATCGTCACAGAGGCAGACCACCCGGAGCTCGCAGGTAGCGCCTGCGGGGATCTCCTCGCTCATGGCAAGGGAGACGCGCTCACCCTGGGCCGTCTGCGCTCTCAGGGGGCGCTGGCACTCACCAACAGGGCCGTCAAACTCCAGCGGGATCACGCGAGGCTCCGGGAAGATCAGCTTGTCGATCTCCTTCTTGTAAGCCTTGATCTTCTCTGACGCGGTGCCCTTGACCTTGCGGAGGCCGCCGCAGGTATCCTTGAAAAAGCCTTTGATCTGGTAGTCATACAGGAACGGGGTGCCGTCCTCTGTCCGGGGGAACACCGTCATAGCCTTCTCGGCCACGGCATCAGCGCCCAGTGCGGCAACTTCGTCCTCAACGCTTAAAGCGTCCGGAGATTTGGAACCGATGAACTCCCGATATACGTCTGGGTTTGCAGGGCTTGTGCCAAGAATAGGTTCCGTAAATGTGATCCGTACCTTAATTTCCTTCATTCCTTTTTCCTCCTGTTATTGCTCACTGCTGGATTCGAACAGTTCTGCCACCGTCACGCCGTACATCCTTGCCAGCTTCTTGTGGTACTTCCGCGCCGGTCGCCAGTCGCCCAGCTCCCAATGCGTCACACAGGACAAGTCCACATTCAGTTTCTTTGCCACCTGTGCACGGGTCAGGCCGGAGCGTTCCCGCAGCTCTCTCATTGTCAAAATTCATGCCCTCCCTTCATTTTGGTCAATGTGAGTTTTCACTTGACAATATCAACCGCCGCCGCTATTATGTAAGTGTCAGCCAACAAAATATCAGCTATGAAACCCGCAAAAAGGATTTTTCTTTGGGGGTCTGGTTTTTTGTTGCCTCAATGATAACTCACGAGTACATTATAGCGCACGTTTTGTACGTTGTAAAGTATAACACGACCATTTTGGAAGTTTTGTAGAATTGCACAAAAATTCCTTTTGTTTTTTGGGGTAGATATGTTTTGGGATATTGACTTAATTCTTGCGCGGCCTAAAGGGCCAGATAACCCGTATATCTATTATCCAGAACTATATGAGGAAGATTCATCACAAAGCATTATTGCGTCGAACAATAAGTATGATTTAACTCGTTTTTCGCAGCATGAAGCGGCTGTTATTAGAGAAGTGCTATTTATTGTTAAAACAAAGTATCCTGCGGGATACCAGTCCCTCGGGCTTGTGAACGAGGCGTATGTAATAACGTACAAGCCCAGATACGTCCTTTATGAAATTGCCGTAACAAAATATAGAAATTCGGCATCAGCTTTTGATAAATTCGCAGTTGCTTATGCGCTTGCAAACAAAGGTGCCGACTTTAGACTTGCGGCAATCGGAGCGTTTGAAGAATCAATTGGAGAAATACCATTTACTGTTTTAGATAAATTTTCATCGTTAAGCTTTGCATTTACATGTAATATGTTTTCAAAGTTATACGAGCAGGAGTGGGAATTTGACAACGCCATATTTTGGTTAAAAAAGGCGATTCGCCGTGGCGGATTAAACAACAAGTATTTCGCAGAGAGAATCAATAAAATAAAGAAAAGAAAAATTGACGTAATCAAGAACAACAAGCACAAGCGGAATAGACGGATATCTATTGAAAACGAAAAATTTGAGCATGACGTACACGCTGCTGCATTACGATTTATTCAGGAGTAGATATGCCAAAAAGAGATACAGTCCAACCAAACGTAGATTCGATAGCAGAAAAAGTTTCGGCTAAAAGCTGGAGCGAAGCATCATTTTCGAAAATGATCGGGAAACACAAGAGATGGTTAAGTGAAGTAAGGCGTGGCAAAAATCTCCCATCCCCAGAAGAAGCTGCGAAGATGTGTACTTTGCTCGGCGTAGAGCCGGAGGAAATCCTCACGGAACCGGTGGATATTGAGAGGGTAATTGGGCTGCTGGAAAATGGCGCAAAAGAAACCCCCGATCCGAAGATCGAGGGTTACTCAGAATTGCAGCAAGCTGCTATTCAATTTGTGTTATCGCTACCACCGGATAAGCTGGAACGTTTTGTGAAAATGGGACGCGCTGCTTTTGAGGAAGGAAAATGAAAGAAGCATTTATTTCTATCGGTTGCGCTCTAATTTCAGGATTTGTCGCATGGATTGTCGCAAAGCAAGCGGCAAAGGCCGAAATCAAGAAATTGCAAACAATTTGGGCGCATGAAAAAGAAACGGCCTGCGAGACGGAATTTGACAGTATGGCCGCTGCCGTTACACTTTATGCGAAATGGCCTTCCCCAAAGGGCTTTCAGGACGCCACCAATGCCGTTGCCATTTATCGGGCAAAGGTAACCGGAGAAATGGCAACAGAGGTTGACAAACTAAGTCGGATGATTGTCAGAACTTCATCTGGCTATGAAAACATTTTGATACAGTTAGATGCCATAATTGAGCGCAAGCGAAAGACCAACGGTTAAAACGTAGCCTTTCCGGCTTCGCCCTCTTTCCAGAATAGTTCAAGTTCCCCGGTAAACAAGTTCTTTGCCATCTTGTATAAGTCTGCCATTGCAGCTTCGCGTTCCGAAGCGTCACATTCGATGCCGATTTCCCGCTCGGATTCGCCTTCTTTACTGATCGCCCAAATTTTCATTTTAAAGCCTCCATGATTTTCAGCAGTTGTTCATCAGATAACTTTTGAATCAAGTCAATGGCTTCTGCCAGCATCTCTTGATATTCTATTGTATCACTTTTCACGGCATTACACAACATTTTGTGGCCCTCCGTTTGGTTCTAAGGCTATTTTGTTCCTATGTTCTACAACAGGTGTTTGATGCACGGCGCTGTGCAACAATTAAGAAATACTGTGGAGCGGCTTACAGCCGCAGGATCACTTTTTATTTTACTATATGTCGATTATTACATTTTGTTCAGTCGAAAATACAATAACAGAGGGGAGACAGTTTATCATGATATGTCCAAATTGCGGAAGCGAAAATGTAACAATCTCTATGGAGCAAGTGTCAAGTAAAACCAAAAAGCACGGGAACGGTATCGGAGGCCATATCAACAATGCTGCTCGCGGCTTGATGGCGGTATCAACCCTTGGCATGTCTAATCTCGTGTGGAAGAAAAGCAAAGGTGGCGAAAAGACCGTTGTAAAAAATCAAAAGATTTGCCTTTGCCAGAATTGCGGAAACTCTTGGGAAATAAAGTAAGTGAAAAACCCGGCCCCGCCGCCTCTGCAACAAACGGCGAGGGCCGGAGGGCAAGCCTTGGGGGGATTGGCTTGCCGTGATGTAACCATAGCAGAAATAGGTTGGGCAGCGCAATGCCAGAACCTTAGAAACAGGCAGTATACTACCGAACCAGATTTGAGATTGCGTCTGCCCATATCTTACAAACTTAATACAGGAGGCCGATTTTTTTGACGATCCAAGACCTATGCCGCGAAAAAAGAGCCGCCCTCAACATGACGGCTCAGGACATTGCCGATGCTTCCGGCGTCCCCCTCTCCACCGTTAATAATTTCTTCGCCCATGCGTCCAAATCCCCGGCCCTTTATACCACAGCTGGTATCTGTGCGGCACTGGGGGTGTCTTTGGACGCATTTTTTGGTATTGGCGATCACTGTACCGCCACGGAAGAAACCTTGCAGGCGGAAAAAGATGGGCTGGAACACCGCCTTGAAAATAAGCGGAAGACAATCGGCCTGATGGAGGCGGAACTGAATAACCTACGTCATTCCGTAAAACTATACAGGTGGATCATGCTCGGTTTGTCGCTATTGATCGTCGGTCTCTTCGTCTGGTGCGTGTGGGTAGATATTCGCTGCGCCAATTACGGATTTTGGAGGGGATAGTATGAGAGCCGCACTATATATCCGCGTCTCGACGGAAGAACAGGCACGGCACGGCCTGTCATTGGGGGATCAGCGGGAATCCTTGTTGGCATATGCCGCAGACAACGGTATGGAGGTTGTCGGCATATACGAGGATGCTGGAATATCCGCAAGAAAACCATACAAGCAGCGACCAGCCCTTCTGCGTTTATTGGCAGATTGCAAGGACGGGAAGGTCGACACGATTTTATTTGTCAAGCTGGACCGTTGGTTCCGCAGTGTGGCCGGATACTACGCCGTTCAGGAAGAATTAGACCGCTGCCACGTCACATGGCAGGCCACGCGGGAAGATTACGAGACCCGCACGGCATCCGGGCGGCTAAAGGTGAATATCATGCTGTCGGTAGCGCAGGACGAAGCTGACCGCACCAGCGAGCGAATCAAGGCCATTAACGAAGGCAAGCGATTGAAGGGCCAGCCTACCACATGGAGAACACCCATCGGCATCTGCGTGAAGAACCGGCACTACGCCATTGATGAAGAAACCGCAGATGCGGCACGAGATATGTTCCCTGCCTTTATACGGCTGCAAAGCATCCTTGCCTTAAGGCGGTATATGGCAACGGAGTGGGGGATCAAGCGCTCGTACAACAAATACAAGGATGCTTTGTCGAATCGATTGTACTTAGGCGAGGCGTTCGGCGTGGAAAACGTATTGCCCTCGCTTGTCGATCAAGAAACCTTCGACCTTGCCGGAAAAATTTTGGAACGGCGAAGCCAGCGGAACGCCAGTGCGGATCGAATATATTTGTTTACCGGAATTCTCCGCTGCCGGGAGTGCGGCAGAAATATGCAGCCGGAGACTGTAAAACAGGTGTACAAGTACTACCGATGCAGAACGCACACACTCGACCCAGCCGACTGTCCGCACATTCTCAGAATCCGAGAAGATGTGCTTGAGGATTACCTCCTACGGGAATTTGAGGGGATCGCAAAAAAGTATTACTCCAAATCAAAAACCGCAGAAAAAAAGCCGCCCAAAACGGCGGAGCAAATCAAGCGGAAAATGCAAAAACTAAAAGACCTGTATCTGTCGGATTTGATTGAAATCGAAGAATACAAAAAAGACTATACGGACTTGAAACAGCAGCTCGCGGCAATAAACCCGGAGCCTGTAAAAGAATTTGATCTTGAAACCTTACGTCGGGAATTGAAGGAATATCCTGATTTAGATCGGCAGGCAAAAAAGGAATTCTGGGTACGCACGATCCAGCGCATCGACGCAGACAATGACGGTGCGTTTTTTGTAACGCCCAGTTAGTCTTATTTTCATGTCACAACGCCTACATTAAAATATAACTAACCCCCCGGCATTTGCCGAGGGGTTTAAGTTTAGCTTTCCAATTTCCGCATGACGCTATTGTAAACCCGCGCATTTACCACTTTCAAGCTGTCCATCAGCTCGTCCATGACCTCCCACGCACGGGCTGAGTCAACGTTAGCCACCGCCCGGAGGAATTCGCTGTCAGGCGCGGGAGCCGCAGAATACGCCTCAACCATACGGCTTTCCCTCACCGGCTCCCGGTTCTGGTTTTGGATGGTATACAGCGCCGCCAGCTTTTCGTAGTTTGACCAGCTGGACTCTTCCGTTTCTAACCGCTTGATCCATAGCGCCACTTCTCGCTCGTCAATCATTGGGGCCTACCCCCTTTATTCCTCCATCATGTCCATTGCACGGCGCAGGGCATCCTTGATGCGGTCATCGTCGGTCTCGCGCATCATATCGTTGATCTGGCTGCGCAAATGCTCGGTGGCGTCCGTGCGGCTGTAATGACCACGGACATAATGTCTCCGGGCATAGGAGCTGCCACGGCTGTAGCCACGCAGATCATCGTCCAGATAGCGCCCGGAATAGCCATGCTCGTCCATCGCCTCGATCTTGTCAATGTTTTTGATGGTATCCGTCAGCTTGTGGGCAATGTCCAGATCACCGGCACCCAGTTCGCCCTTGCGGGTCAACTCGTCAAGTTCCTTGCAGAGCATATCCCGCAGTTCATACATAGATTTCATTCCCATTGTGTTCTCCTTTCTCAGCAAACTCTGGTAATGATAAGGTTCGCGTTGCTCACGTCAATGGCCTCGCCACTAACGTTGCGGATGGACAGCGACGCGCAGCAGCCCTTTGTAACGTCAACGTACTCGGATGCAGCCACGTTAAAAAATGCCCCCGCCGCTGCGGGCGTCACCGTCGCAACGGAGGACGGGAGCGGCTCACCGTCAACCGCAATGGCAACGGAGATGGGGCCGGGGGTCCCGCCGGTGCTTACGGCAATATTGCCGATAAAGTCCACCTTATAGCGGACGCGGCACTGGGAGCAGTTACCACGGAGGTTAAACAGTCCGGAGCCTGCGCGGTGCGTCACAAGGCCCTTAGTGCAGGGGATCGGTGCTTCCGTAAAAAGCACGTTCTGGTTTGCCGCTACGGTCTGTGCGGCAATGGCAGTGTATTCAGGCATAGAAATCTCCTTTCATAAAATCAGCGGCAGGGCTACTGCCCCGCCGCTTTGTCATCAGTATCGGCACGGGGCCGAACATTTTGTTGGCGTCAACAAAACATTGCCAACAAAAAGCTACGCTATGCAGTTGTCAGCAACCGCATCCGGCAAACTGGTTGCAGCAATAGGGGTTCTGCACCGTGTAGGCCGGAATGGGAGAAGGCCGGAGCTGGGACACCAGATAGCTGTTCTGCGCCGCCTGAGATGCGGCCAGCTTCAAGCCCTGATTCTCGCTCTGGAGATCCTGCAGCTTGCTCTGGGTCAGGAAGTCCAAAATGGCGCGGCTGTTGCTGTTGGCGTTGTCGATGATGTCCCGGGTGGCGTTCTGCACCGTGTTCCGGGTATCGCAAGCCTGAGCGGCCATATCATACCGCACACCCTCGATGCTACGCTGGGTGTTGCAGCAGCACTCAGCGGCCTGCATCTGCATGGCAGTCAACTGCTGCATGAGAGCCGCCTGCTGGTTACTGCGGGAAAGCTCAGCCTGCCCAAAGCCGTTTGCCATCGCCATGTTGGTGCCGTTGATAAGCTGCGCCTGCTGGTAAAATCCGTCGCAAAGACCCTGATTTACACTGTCGATCTTGCGCTCGACATTGGCAAAATCAGAGGTCAGGACATAACCGTCCATCACGCCGTTGCCGCCGCCACCGAAACCAAAGCCGTTACCCCAGCCACCGAACGCAGCGAAAATGAGGAACAGCACGATCCACCATGCGCCATCGCCGCCCCAGCCGAAGCCGTTACCGTTTCCGGTGTTGGCAGGAGCCACAGGCATAGTCAGCATGGTACCGTCAGAGGAAAGAGACATAGTATCACTCCTTTTGAAAAAATATTTATATCAAACCGTGGCCACGATTTTGATTACTTGAAAAGCCCCTGAAATTGGTTTGCCATTGACTGTATCTTGTTCAACTGATCTTGTGAGATTTTGCCACTTTGCAGCATCTTCTCCACTTCCGCTTTTGGGTCGCCTTTAAAACTTGCCTTGAACTGCTTGAACTGCTGTAAAAGCTGAGGAAAGCCGCTCATCGACCCCGGCATCTGTCCGCCACCTAACGCATTGAAAAACGGATTGTTACTCATCGTCCTCTTCCTCCTCTACCTTGCGCTTCTTCTTGCCCTTCAATTCGCCTACAAGTGCCGCCAGTGCGTCGAATTCTTTTCTGGTGACGAACTCTACGCCCTTTTCCTGCGTGGCTGTACGGGGCGTTTCTGTGCGTTCTACGAGGTCATAAATCGTGAGGGAAGGTTTACCACTTGCGTCTGCCTGCTTGAGATAGACAGTCGGAGCCGTACTGTCCCACAGCGCCACGGCGGCGTTGGGCGCAATCATCCAGTTCCGGGCCTCCTGTTCCCCGCTGACCCACTGGACGCCGCTCTGCGCCACCGGGTTTTGCGGGGCCTGTGGCATCTGAGGCGTCATGGGCTGCATCTGCTGCTGGCGCATCTGCATGAGGTTATCCGGCATAGGCGGTGCGTAATAGGGATTTTGCCATCCGTAAGGTGTGTAAGCCATTTTAGTCATCCTCCTTGACCCAGTAATATAAGATTGTCTCGTTGCTGCTGTCCCAGCTGTCCCAGATCATGCCGTCGCAGACGCAGACCACATGACCGGACAGCGCCAGAATATAGGTGCCTTTTGGGTGATCCTCCGCAAATTGCCCAACCGTGTAGCAGTCTGGGCAAGTGTCCGGCACGATATACCGCCGATATCCGATGCTGCGGAGATACCTCCCCCAACAAGCGTTTGCCGACGGCATATCCCCATCCAGATACCCTTGGATACAGAGCCGCAAATAAATTTCGCCCCAATCCTTGCCGGTAGCCTTTACGATTGCCCGCACGGTGCAGTCCCCCACATTTTTCCCGCAGGGGTTGGGGTTGAAATGGTTATACATACTCCCTCCGGTCATCGTATAAAAGCTCAATCATGCGCACGTATCGTTCCAGCTCCGCCGGGTCGGTCCGCGCTATGATCTCTCGCGCCATCTCTGCCGGATACCCGCAGGCCAAAAGCCGCTCGAACATTGTGTGCGCCTCCTTTACACTTCTATGATACAAAAAATCCGGACAGCCAAACTGCCCGGAAACTGCCTGTATTCTGCCTTCAAACTGCCCAAAGAAAAGCCGTGTCCGATTCGGACACGGCTTTTCTCTATCCCTGCATATCATCCGCTATTTTGGCGTAGGCACGCCGCCGGATCTTGGCCAACCCGTCCACGCTGACGTGGAGCAGCGCCGCCGCCTGTAGGCAGCTTTGGCCGTGGACGTCCACCGCCAGCACCGCCGCTTCCTCGTCAGGCGGCAAGCCTACCAGCCGGACGGCCTGCGCCGCCCGGGCCGGGGCCATGGATGACAACAGCGCCCGGATCTCTCGGTTTGTTTTCTCCATGTGGTTTCCAGACTTGCAGAGCGCGTTTCCGCGTGGATGTTCCATCTTCTGGCCCTCCTTTCAGATGTTTAGCCCAGCCAGTTTGCCAGGGTTTCCCGGACGTCGATATGGGTGAATCCCTTCTTGGCGTAGATTCCCACGCCGCCCCAGTCTGGCATGATCGACCGGGCGTAGGCCGCCACGCCTGCGGGATCCTGCCCTGCCACCGTGATGTCCGCCGCCATTCCGTAGCAGTGCTGGCTGTGGGGCGCACCGTTCACTTTCGCATTGTGCTGCGGCGTGCGGTAGCCACTATGGATGACCACCGGAGCGTCGAAGTGGGCGCGGATCGTCTCCAGCACCATCACCAGCCGGGGCGCCACCAACACCGCGTCGCTGCCGTCTCCACACGCAAACTCCCGCACCTTAAAATGGGCGGAGAGCTGCTTGCCCCCGGAGGCGGCTTTGCTGTAAGCGTTGATCTCAACCATGATTCAGCACCTCTTGCAGTCGGCACAAGATGCCCGCTAAGTCCTTCCGGGTCATAGACTGATTGATTGCCAGCATGTCCGCCCCCGTGTAGACGCCGGAGGTCTTGCACCACTCCAGCGCCGCCGCGTCTTCATCCAAAGGCTCGCTGCCACGCTCCCAGAACAACAGCAGCGTGGGCACCTTTCGGGTGCTGGTGACCTTCCCGCCGGGAAAGATACCCTGCGTGGAGCCGCCGCCGTCCAGCATGAGGGCATCCACCACGCCCAGCCCCAGCAGCTTGTTTTGGAGCTGCTCCCGGGTCAGGCTGGTCTTGTCGCACCACAGGCATACCTTACCGTTGGGCATCCAGCCCACCGCCGTCCGGGCAGCAGGCCTGGCCACGTCGGCGGTCAGGCCCCGGTAGAGCTTGGACCCGGCCTTGAGGATGGGGACACCGGAGAGGAAATTGTCACGGCGGTCCGTGCTCATAAGGGGCAGGCCGTTGTCACCGATGCTGACACCAAAATCGTTGTACTTATCCCGGCTGATGACCTTGCCGTCGATCACCGTCCAGCCCACCGGCTGAAACTTCCCGTTGAACAGATAACCGTTGATGATGTGGGTGCAGCCGGTCTTGGCCTTGATCTGCGCCGGGGACAGCTTGCCGGTGTTGTGGTAGATCTGCGCACGGGCGCAGTCAAACGTATCAACCATTGATTCTCACGGCCTTGGTGGCGTGGCCGTCCTCGTCAAAGGTAATGCGGTAATGGCCTTCCGGCGTCCAGACCTCCTCTTCGGTGTTGGCCTTGGCAGGGTCACGCCGCATGTAGTCATGCAGGTGACGCACGTCGGCGGGTTCGGTCTCCGCAGGGATAAAGCCCTCGGCCATCTCAGCCTCGGTCCAGTTGGCCACGCCGCCGTCGGGATTCAGGTGGAAGTTGGCCCCGGCCTCCTTCAGCTCCGCGTTGATGGTCTCCACGGTCTTGCCGTTCTTCTTGCCCTCGGTGATGATGTTCTCGTAGATCTTGTTCATAATATGTCCCCTTTCAAATTTTCAGTTGATTTTTCAACCGGTTTCAACTGTTTTTATCCTCCGCCACCCGCTGGGTGCCGAAGTAGAATGCGATGACCGTGGTGAAGATGGTCAAAAACTCGCTTCCGCTGATGCTCTCCCGCAGAGCCAGCACCGCGAACACCACCGTCAGGGTGATGGTCACCAGAGACTTTACCGCAAGCAGATTGCCCAGCCGTTTCTTGATGTTTTCCATAGCGTTCTCCTTTCAGCGTTCACTGATATGCTCCAGATCCTCGATCCGGTGATTGATTACCTTGATCTGTTCCTCGATCACCGGCACCCGCTGGGCGAAGCTGTTGTGCTCCCGCACCTCGCGGGTCAGCTCGTCCAGTTTGGTGTCCGTGATCGCCTGCTGTTTGCCGTTGGCGATGAGCACGCCCATCAGCGTCAGCCCCCCTGTGATGAGGGCGCAGATTATCGTCTCCGTCATAACACACTCCTCAAAAGTTACAGTTTTAAGGCGCTTATATGGTTTCCCAATCAAAAAAGCCGCCTTGTCATCCTTGACAAAGCGGCGTGGGCATGTATATAATAGGGCCAGTAAGGACGGCTCACTTTGGTCGGTGCAGGTCGTTCCCCAACAGATTTAGAATCCGTAGAAAAGCCGCTGCCGATTTAGGTGGCGGTTATTTCTTTAGGTCAACGCCTAATTTGATAGCCGCAATCACAAGCATAAGTAACGCAATGGTTTCTGCTGTGCTCATGCGGTCACCCCCTTTACGGGGGAACAACCGTACCGTTCTTACTGGCGAACCCCATCATACACGATTCGCCTTGCTTTGTCAATTTTCTGCGCCGCCCGCCGGGCGGCTTTTGTTATGTACGCGCCTCACCCCCTGTTTTACACAGAACGCGTCGGAAGCCCTGTGGGACCTGCCGGAGGATTGACCTCCGGCTTTTTTAAAAGCAGAAGGCAAAGGCCACGCAATACACATCATTCGCACTGATATAGTCGGCGAGGCCGCTGTTGCTAACCGCGCAGAAACTACTGTAGTTGCCGATGCGTGGAGAGCGCTGCCACCAGTAGTTCGCGCTACCGTTGTAATTCTTCACCTTGCTGTTGCCTGCCTTATAGTAGGCGTATTGTGTGCCCTCGCCGCTTGCAGAATAGGTGATGTTACCAAAAATCTCGATCTCGCTCAGCAGAAACAGTTTGTCCGCCGTGGTGTTGATGGTGGTGCTCTTGCTGCCCGCCGAGGCCAGCTTGTTCACCTCCCGGATGCCGTTCTGCACCTCCGTAGGCATCAGGGCGAGAATGGCAGGCAGGTCCGTCTGCCGCATGGAACAGCTCGTCCAGCCGCCGCTGTTGGTGCTGCCACCGTTCATCATCTTTCTGTCCGCGTAGCAGTCATGCAGCTGGAAGGTCAGTGGAGCTTTCCCGGAGCCGTCGGCGTAGTCATCATGCCCCTTTCCGATAATGTCGATAGCGTAAGCCGTTCCGTTGATGGTCATGGTTTTCTGGTTGCCCACCGCCCAAGTAGCGGGGACTTTGTTCTTGTGGCAGGCATCAATGATCTGCGCCCACGTATTGTCCGCAAAATTCGCCTTGTACGTCACCGGTGCCTTCAGCAGCGGCACAATGCCGCTCATAATCACTTTTCCCATCATGCCACCCCCTTAGAAGCAGAAGGCAAATGCCACGCCAGCCGCCGAACTTGCGCCTCCATAATCAGCAGTACCAGTATTAGAGGCCACGCAAAATTGAGTTGAACCATCTTTTAACGGAGACCGCTCGTTCCAATAGGCTGCACCACCATTTCGGTTTTTCACTTTTGAGTTTCCTGCTTTGTAGTAGTCATACTGCGTGCCCTCGCCGCTCTTGGAATAGGTGACGCTGCCGA